GGATTTTTTCTCGTAATAAAATTAAGTTATTCATTCTTAAAAATAAAAAATTTATATTTAAGTTATTATATCACCTGTTATGTTTTTTGGGTTCTACAAGAGTCGCTATAATAGATATGTATTTATCGTTTAGTTCAAAACGTTGTCCAATTACTTTAATCCAAATATCTTCACCCTCCTTTCTTTCGGAAAAATATTTACTTTGGTATTGATGATCGCGTGCAATAAATATTACGACCGGAGACGTATCTCCAGATATCTCAGCACGAATTCCAGCTTTTGTAATATTTTTGATTGTACATTGTATCTTCATCCCCTCTACGGGTCGGCAAGCTAGACATTGAAATACTACATCGAAAATTACCTTATTTCCGTCGACAAGTCCAGATGAATATGTTATGATATCGATCGAATGTTTCTTAATATAACCTTCGTTTATACATTTACCTTCAAACTTTTCTTTTAATTTATTATTTATAATTTTCTCGATATTTCCTCCTATATACTTAAATGGAATTTTTACTTTACGCGCAATAACATTTTTGAAATAAAGCCCAGTATGCTTGGTTTTTCCAACTTTTGCAACCTTGGACATTTATATATATAGTATACACATTTTCTCTATTATTATTCTTCAATTTTATTGAGTTTGGCACCAAATGAAGAGAGAAACCATGTTTGTTCGTGGTCCGTATAATTATAATAACGCAATATAAGCTCTTGCACATTACAAAGTTTATGTCGTGAAAATCCTCGCGGAATCAATACATTATTAGGCTCCTTTGTGTTTTTTTCTGTAAATTGTAAGTCTTTCCATTCACTATTGGGACTAGTTTTCATTAATCTATTCAATAAGTCTAGTGTTTTTTGTTTTTGTTGCGTTACACACTGGAATCCACGCCGGTTGCGTTTCGTTTTATTTTTATTGTCAATTACTTTAAATTTAAACCCGCTACCTTTTATAGTACCCATAAATCCAATTATATTGGAAATATTAGTTTTTTGATACTTGTCTTCTATTGCCAAGTCATACATATGACCCAAGTTTACTAAATCAGTCTTTGTTGCGAGTACCCATTTATCTTTGAGTATTAATATTCTTTTTTCTATATTGCGATTTGCAAGTTTTTCAACTACTGGTAAAATAAATTGCCTTGGCATTTCTACTTGTCCGGTTGTTACTTCAAGAACAAAGTTATTAGTTACCACACTTTTCAATGTTTGTTTAAAGTCATTTTGTATTGTTCCAGCTTCCCATAAGATATTCAGTAACTCTAATTTATCGACATATGATAAACTATCAAAAATATGTGAGTACATAAATTGTTTGAGTAGCTCTCGGGAGATATTAAATGGCGGCGAAGAGAGAAAGCTGATAGCTGCATGCGTTTCTGAATATTCTATATGATTACATGTCTCAGATGTATTAACACACATTTGATATTCATCTAAGCGATCCATGAGATTGCGCATAACACTTTTTTTGGATTTTGTGATAGGTTTTCGAATATCTATTAATGGACGCTTATACGATATAGGATGCGTTCTCTCAAAATAAGGTATTTGGATATTTTCTAATTCAATAGGCTGAAACATGTAATATTCGCCAATGTTAACTAAATTACCAAGCCGACCGAACATATCTGTTATAAATTCGTTTTTATCATCAATTAGATAACTTAAAGCCTCATTAATTTGCATTAAAGGATAATCTTTTCGTACTCTTATACGAGCTATAAGATCCGTCCGCTTATACAAAAATTGTTCTTTCATGAGAGAACGTATTCTCTCAACAATTTTATCCATATTCATAACAATAAATCTTTCATTGTATGTATCATCATTTATTTCGCGTATTTCACCAACTGGCACACAATTATATTTACACTTTTCCATATAGTCACAGAGGGATGAGTATGGCTTGCTTTTAATATTAAAATCTATAGGTTTTCCAAATGGTTTTGATGATAATTGCTGTTTTATTTTTTTATTTATAGATAAGTTATTATAATTTATGTTCAAATAACAATCAATAGCGTTCTCCTTCAAAAGTCGGCTTACTCTACCGATTTGCACGGCCTTATCATAGGCTTTTCTATATATATATAAATCAGCCGCCTCTGTTACCTGTTTTCCTGAGAGAAGGGAGCCATAGAGATATAATTCAACATTTCTTTTTGAAAATTCCAAAGCTTTGTGACTACACGTCCGCACTGCTCGCCCAATAACCTGTTCAATCCTGTTGAGATTATACCAAGGTTCCAAAACATGCACTTGGCGAATATTTTTAAAATCAAGACCCTCAGCACCTGCTCTTGAGATTATCACCACCTTAACTATTTCACCATTTATATTATCAGCGCCTGTAATTGCTGACATTTCAAATTTATTATTGCCCGGCGAGAGAAAATTATCACCTGTTATCATAGCATACGTCGCTGGGATGAAATCATCACCTGATTCCGATTTTGGCTTAAGCGTTCTATAGTCGACTGGATCGTGTGGTGCTGTTTTAAATAACGATTTGCGTCCGTAACGTTGAATCCCCATTTCCTCAAGGGCGAGGGCTAATGGGACGCAACCTGCACTAATATATTGTGAGTAAATCATAATTATTCCTTCTGACTTTCTTATTCTTTCCATAATCGTATTAATTTTATTGCTATATTTACCGATCTCATTCGGCGAAAAAATGCGCCCATAGTCTTTGATAATTGAATTTCTATATTTGAAATTTGTTCTTTTCTTACTAAATAACATTGTGTTCTTTAACCCGGACTCTCCGTAAATTAAATCAGGATTTTCAATTGGAAGACTATATGGGTAAATTATATTCAGACCCTGAATAGCTTTACTTAACATTTCGTATCCCAAGGCGGCATCAGCCTTCTTTATTTCTGATAGCTTTTTTTTTATATCTTCCACAAGAGCATTATACCCGATATTTTGATATTTTTGAATATGAATTAAATAGACATCGAGATGGTTTGGCGGCTCAAGAATAATTTCTCCATTAATTTGTTTTGACGGATATGATTTAATTGACTTTTCCAACATTTTCACAAGCGATGTTTTTGGAGAGAAAACTTTTGGCCAAAGGCGATATGGGAATGTATATGGATTCTGTCCGCGCAAATAAGATATATAACCGATACATCTGCTTGCTAAATATTTCTTTCCAACTTCTTCTCCCTCATCAGATATTATAAATTCACCTTTTTTGTCAAAAATTTCGCTTCTTAGGACAGGTGCGAGTCCATCATTTATATTTAATATATTCAAAAGCCAAATAATTTCATCGTGGCTATTGTACATCGGCGTAGCCGAGAGAAATAATAGCTTCAGATTCTGTGCAGCTTTGACTACTTTTAATAAATTAATAGCTACACGTTTTTTGGGATTCTTTGCAGTATGTCTAATATTATGCACCTCATCAATAATAATGAGTGTATCCGAAAAATGTTTACGTAAAGCACGTGTTGCACTTTTTTCATTTTTTGTTGTCGATAGTATCTTGCTTATAATATTTGCAAATTCTGTATAGCCCAAAAAACGATACGAATTCCGTATTATTTTATTTACTTCCTTGATTATATTCCTCCTTTGCATATTTTTCATGCTCATTGGATTTATTTCTCTCAAATAAGTCTTCCCCGTGCAAGCACGCAGATTCCATACACCATTTACTTTTTTCAGTTTCCGCGAATCAAATAATTGTGTCTTAAAATTCTCTTTAACATTTGGAGAAGCAATGATTAGTATTTTTTTATTGCTATTCAAATGCTTATAATATTCTCTTGTTTGTTCTGCAACAGATATTGCTGTACATGTTTTGCCTGTTCCCAAGCCATGATATAATAATACTCCGTTATAAGGTGTCATACTAGAGAGAAAATTACGAACAAACTTTTGGTGAGGCATTAATTCAAATTCTTTTTCATTACAAAGAAAGTTTGCTTGCTTTTTGATATCAGTGATAACTTCCTCGGGGTACTTAGTATCATCGAATTCTCTTTTCTCTGCTATTTTAATATTAAAGTCTGGTTGTGAAAGCAAAGGATACAGGAAGTTATATTTTTCCTTTATCTTTTCAACATCTTCTATTTTTGTTGTTGCCATAATACTAATATATTATGAGATTAATCTATATTTATCTAGAGCCTTATTAATTTGCGACAGCACCGCCTTCTTTTCTAAATTATATGGACGTATATGTTCGAGACAGCTTTCTAAACTCAACCAACTAACCTGACTTACCTCGGTTTTTTGGAAATTAGATGCAGGTTTAGTATCTTTATTAATGGAGCTAAGATAATATTTATGCTTATATGATTTAAAATTAGAACCTGTAAATGTTTCTTCAAATGGTATAATATTTTGTATGATGGCTATACTTTTGCGATTATAGCCAGTCTCTTCTTCAAATTCTCTCAGCGCACATGATATGTCATTCTCTTGATAATTGCGCCGCCCCTTTGGGAAACCCCATTCAGGCGTTTTCCATTTAGCGCTGCTCGATTCAATTAGATTGCGAAGATTATATTGATTACCATTTTTTAACTGAATTCCGTGAGTCAACTCTTTAAATTTTTCTTTGGCTGATAATTCTTCACTACGATACTGCATACCCACATACTCACCCCAAAGAGCTGTCCAAAGTGTTTTGAAATCTTTCGATATTAAGTCATTTTTCTCTGTTTCGGTCATTTCATTAATAAGATTTTGTAATAGAAGCAAATTATGAACTTTATATTTTCCACGCATAAAATCAACATACCCTAAACTATTTTTTCTACATATCATAAGAAACTCACGTTTTCCTTTTTCTGTTACTCTAAAACAAACAATACCAATGCTGGTAATAGGTCTTTTACACTGATGATATAAATGTCCTTGTTTTCCACAATTATTACAAAAGCTATACTTAGTCATTATATGTTTAAATGCAATAGTTTTTATGTTCTTTCCTTATAATGAATCCAGAAGTTTGGGGACCGCACTATTGGTTTTTTTTATTCACCATCTCAATGAATTATCCGCAGCGTCCGAATACAGTAACGAAGAAAAAATACTATGAATTTATTCAAAATTTCCCTTTGTTTATACCCTCAGAAAAGATGGGGAATAATTTTGCCAAATTATTGGATAAATATCCCGTTACACCTTATTTGGATTCTCGAATGGAATTTATGAAATGGGTACATTTTATCCATAATAAGGTAAATGAACATTTAGATAAGCAAGAAATAGGGTTTTATGATGCTTTAGAATTATACTATAAACATTATGAACCAAAAGATATTGTTGAAAAAAAACGCGCCAGACTACGCCGTCGCAATATAGATATATCTATTCTTGTTATTATGAGCCTCCTAGTCATTTATTGCATTAAAAAATAAATAAGTAAATATATATAATGAAAGCAGAATTATTGATTTTTGGAGTCACTGGATTCTTAGTCGCTAATACATATTATGATGGTAAATATACGCAGATGCTTCAAGGATGGCAGAAATATCTGAAGATGACAATGTTCGCCTTTATCGGTCTTTCACTTTATGTTTTAATTAAAAAAAAACCGAATGAGTCTAAAGGGTTACTTAAACATGCTAATGATATTATTCGCTATATGCCTATTGATAAAAATACAGCTAACCTGATCTCTCCAATCTTTGATTTTACAAATGCACATGCACAAATGTATGGTGAAGATATAACTCCACAAATGAAAAGAATGATGAATTCAGGAAGCGTAGCTCATTCAAGGTCAGTCAGTGAAACCAAAAAAAAATTCGTAGCTGCTCAACAAAATTGGAAATGTGCTCATTGTGGACGACAATTAGAAGCCACTTTCCAAGTGGATCATAAGAAGAGACTTGCTGATGGTGGCACCAACCATGTAAATAATTTAGATGCACTATGTCCCAATTGTCATAGTAAAAAGACAACAATGGAGAATATGAAATAAATAATCTAAGGTCAAATTAATATGGACATCTTTGATATATTTCATAAAATATTTTCGGCAGTAACCCATTTAAATTTTATAACAATATTTTTGACAATATTGACATTACTAATACTTGGCGTTTTGATTTTTTTAGGATTTTCATCAAGACGAAGCCGGATAGAATATTACAATAAAGCCATTGATGAAATTAAGAAGTTATTAGAAAAGTTAAAGAGATGGCTAGGTCCTCTTCTTTTGGCTATTAATGCAGCTCCTTTTCAGGCAGTCTTATTGCAAGTCGCCATTTGTTATTTAATTTTCTTTTCGATATTTATCACTCATCCATGGCCTATTAACAAACGTTGGCCAAAGACAACAAA